CACGCTGCAAGGCTATCAGGCGATGACGGCGAGCTTTCGGCTTGTTCCGCCGTTGTCTTTGATCGTGATGTACCCAGTGATGGCCACGTCTGCGGTCCCGGTATGGGTGCCGAACTGGGTTACTGCGTTCTTCGTATCTGTCCACCAAAGCGTTGCCCCCGCCTCAATCGTTGGGATCGGGGTGGCGTTGTCGGCGTCTGATGCGAGGAATATGTTGTCGTGACTTGCGTGGGTGTAGGTGCTGGTGCCCTTGGCGATTCCAGCGGCGTTTGCCGAATAGGCGATGAAGACGTTAGACCTGGCAACCTGTCCTAAAGCGGTGTCGCTGCCGCTGAAGACGACCGGGTAGCCAGTTCCGTCAACGGCGCGGAATGCCCGCAGCCGCATGAATATGTTGTTGTCGCAGTTGTTGAAAACGAAAGCGTTCCCGTCCTTGTGGACGCCAAAGACGTTCTCGAAGTAGTTCATGCTGGCGTTTGAATCACTGCCGCCGTCCAGAGTGATGACTGCGCCGGTCTGGGTGATCTGCCGGCCAGTAATCCGGCTGAACCTGTTTTCCTGCGTGTCCTTTGCCTCGCCCAAGGTTGCTACGCAGCCGATATTGATTCCTGAAACGGTGAACTCGTTAAACCCGAGGTCTTCAAACAGCCCGGACGCCAACGATTGGATGTCCAATCCAACACCGCCACCGTTCGCCCTGAATAGGCAACCACGGACCCCGCCGCCGCGCATCTTCTGGTTGGACGCTCCGCTCACTGACGAGTAGCTGAGCATGGTCCCTCCGGCCGCGCCTGTCCAATTCAGGGTGGTCCCGGCCTGCGCGCCTTGGGTTCCTACATCATGCGAGCCATCGGCTCCAGCACCCTCGATGAAGATGTTGGAGCTGTTGATGTTGACCGTTTCACTCCAAGTGTGTGTGCCCTGGGGGACAATGATTTTGCCGCCGCCTACTGTTGCGAGATAAGCGGCAGCCGCAGTGACGCGCAGGCTCGCACTCGCCCCGGAGAATGCGTCAATGCTCACTGAGCTGCGGTCACGGCCGCGCCAATGGCCCATTACGGCGTTACCAGAAGGATTTGCCCGCTCTGGATGGCCACCGTGTCAGTCGCTCCGTTTGAACTAAGTCCGACCGATATGTAGAGCGCATTGCTGGCTGCGCTCGAAATCGCCACCGGAGAAAGCGCGGCGGTGGCCGACTGCGCCCCATAGCCCGATCCGTTGTCGATTTGCGATCCCACCTTCTGCACCGAGGTCGCCGACTCTAGGTGAAAGTCAAAAATCAGACCGATGGAACGCCCAGCAGCGCCGATAACTCCGCCAGGAGAGAGCAGCGCCGTGTCGGTAATCAGTCCGCCCGTTCCGCACCGAATGCCGCAAATGCAGGAGTTGGTGGTCCCGGACTTGGTAAGGGCCAGGACAATGCGGATCGTGTCGTTTGTCTGCCAGCTTCCCGCCGGGAGCAGCGCCTGCAGCACGATGGTTTCGGCAGCGTTGGTTATCCCGCTCTGCGCCGCGCCCTTGTCCTTTAGGACGCTCTGCCCATTGAGCGGGCGCCAGCGCGTCCCGTTGCTAATCACCAATGTTCCATTGGCGCCCAGGTCCGTTGCATACGCCCGATACCCGCTGTAGCTCGTCGCGGCGGGCAGCGTGGCGTAGGTGAAGCTGCCGGCATAGGGTGCGCCCTCTCTGCGCCAGTAGGCCATCACTGGCCTCCCATGTAGACCGAGACGGCCGCCGAGTCGAGCGCCGCGCTGGCCAGAACCTTCACCTCGAACAGCCCGCGCACATCCAGGATAAACCAGCCCGATGCAGCCGCCGCTGTCGTGGTCAGATCGCCGCTTGCCCCTACCAGCAAGCCCGTGGGCGCGGTGAAGTCGGCGGCGGCGCTGTAAAGCGTGGTAAGGGTCGCGTCCGCGCTGGCCTTGGCTTGGATCAAGAAGGCGTCCAGCGCCTGCGTGGTCACGCTGAACTGAACGAATATCCGCTCGAGGCCGGCGCACGGAACGTGCAGCAGCGTGGTGTTGCCGGTGCCAGCGACCGAGACGGCCTCGTTCTTCGCTGCGATGACCTTGCGGGTGATTGGGCCAGCGGTGTCGAAAACGTTAGTTTGCGCCATGTCTTGTCTCTCCAATGCAAAAAGCCCGCTCTCGGCAGGCTTCGGGGGTGTGGGGTGGCTAGTAGCCTAGTTCGGCGTCTAGCGGGGTGAACTCGGTGACGGTGGCGTCTTCGCTCGGCTTCGGGTACTGCAGCTTCAAGCCCGGCTCGTCCAAGCGCGCCAGCGAATCGAACATATCGTCGTGCCTGGCCACCGGGAACGCGCCGTACTCGGTCTTCAGGAACACGTCGATGAGGTCGTGCTGGGCGCCGGTCGTGTCGGTGTACGGCAGCACATGCGGCAGGTAGATGTTGCCGTTCTCGAACCAGGGGATCAGCCGGCGAATCCGGTTTTCCTTCTTGGTCACGCCGCCCACGGGGGTGATCTTGAACCGGTACTGCTGGCGCTCCTGCTCTTTCTCGATGGCCTCGATATCCGCCTGCAGGCCGTATTCCTCGTAGCGGGTCTGCAGCGGCAGGTGCTTGCGGTGGAGCTCCATCACCGCATCCACCCGGGCCGTCAGGTTCAGCCGGTCACGGATGCAGTCCAGCACGTAGGCGTTGCGATCGGCGCCGAGCCCGACCACCCACATACAGGTGTAGTCGCGGCCCTGGTCGATCGAGCCGTCCTTCTTGCGCTTGCCGCTGGCCGGGTCTACCAGGATCAGCTTGTTCAGCTTCTTGGGCGGGCTCAGGTAGCGGCGAATCCACGTCGTCTTGAACTCGGCGCCCTCGGCCGGCCGGGGCTTCTGCTGGAACAGCGCCGACCAGGTGCGTGGGTTGCCGCGGAACTTCTCGAAGTGCTCGCCCTTGAACCACTCGGGCCACAGCGGGTCACCGATCTTGCGGCCCAGCGGGTCGTCCTCGTGGTCACAGATGGCCGGCAGGCACAGAACGAACCACTCCTGCCCGTCTCGCCCCTTGACGAACCCGCTCGCGCCGTCCCAGCCCTCGGGGAGAATGCCGCCGGAGAGGTCGTCCTCGTGCCAGCGGGTTTGAATGATGATGGTCCAGCCGCCCGGGATCAGCCGGGTCTTCAGGTCGTCCTCGTAGGCGTCGCGCGTCTTGCGCCGGATGGTGTCGCTCTCGGCGTCCTCGCGCCCGGCCACCGGGTCGTCCACAATCACGCCGCTCGCCCGGTTGCCGGTCATCCCGGAAAGCAGACCGCCGGCCATGTACTCGCTGCCGTTGTCCAGCGCCCATTCCTCGACCGACTGGTTACCGGCCACCAGCGCCGTGTTGAACACCGGCTGGTACTTGCTGGACTTGACAATCTGGCGCGTCCTGCGGCTTTGCTTCCACGCGATCGCCGATGCGTAGCTGGTCAGGATCACCCGCGTCCCGGGCTTCTTGCCCATCGCGTAGGCCGGGAACACGACGCTTGCATAGGTGCTCTTGGCGCTTCCGGGCGGCATGAACACCATCAGGTTCGAGATCTCGCCGGCCAGCACCCGGTCCAGGGTGTCCATCAGTAGGATGTGGTGGGCGGCTGCTACCGTCTCCACCGGGTTGAACAGCCACTCGTCCGGGTTGTCGCTCTGCGGCTTGCCTGGCACGTCGATGGCCTGCGCGAACTCGGCCAGGCTGTTGCGCCCGAACCTGCGCCGCAATAGCTCGGCCGCCGCCGCTTCAGGGGTCATTGCTTCTTCAGCGCCCGCGCGGCGATGGCGGTCAGGGCGTCATCGGACAGGCTGTGCGCCTGCTGGACCGGCGGCAGATCATCCGCGCCGCCCACCGCTACCTTGTCGCCGTACCGCTTCGGGTTCACCGCTTTCGCGCGCCACCTGTAGTGGATGGCCATTTCCTTGGCCTTGGCCAGCGCGAATCCGTCCTTGGCTTTTTCGATTTCTTCGAGCGCCTTCTCGTCGTAGCTCTGGCCGGAAACCTCCCTCGCACGCGCGCACGCATGAGAGCGTTCGGGATCGGCCTCCATCCATGTGACCAGCGTTGCCAACCCCACGCCGTATTCGGCTGCGATGGCCCGGTACCCAACGCCTTCGATGATCTTCTCGCAGATGGCTTCGAGGCCGGCCT